GTTCTTGAGAACCAAGAGCACGCTTTCCGTGAGGAAGCTGCAATGAACGGTCAGTTAATCGAAACTGCTGGAAACGCTGCTGGTAATGGCGTATCTAGTGCAGATGGTGGTACTGGTGCTGCTTCAAACTGGAACCCAGTATTGATCGCACTTGTTCGCCGCGCTATGCCTAACCTAATGGCATACGACATCTGTGGTGTTCAACCTATGTCTGGCCCTACTGGTCTTATCTTCGCAATGAAGTCGCGATACAAGACTACTAAAGCTGGCGTAGCAAGTGGAGCCGAGGCACTGTTCAACGAAGCAGCTGTTGGTTTCTCTGGAGACTCAGCAACTACTGCAAACGGTGGTTCTACTGGTCTTGAAGGCGTAACAGATACAAACGGAGACGGTTCTATTGTCGACTCTGGTGCATCTAACGTTCCATACCTAGGCGATGCATACAGCACTGCTGAAGCTGAAGCACTTGGTAACACTGGCGAGTCATTTGCAGAGATGGGTTTCACCATCGAGAAGTCAACTGTAACTGCTAAGTCACGTGCACTGAAGGCAGAGTACACCTTAGAATTGGCACAAGACCTGAAAGCAATCCACGGTCTGGACGCTGAAACTGAGTTGGCAAACATTCTGTCTACTGAGATCCTTTCTGAAATCAACCGTGAAGTTATCCGTACTATTAACTCACAGGCTAAGATTGGTGCTCGTCAAGCTAACGTAACTACTAAAGGTATCTTTGACTTGTCATCTGATGCTGATGGTCGTTGGTCAGTTGAGAAGTTCAAGGGTCTGCTTGTTCAGATCGAACGTGAGTGTAACGTGATCGCGAAAGAAACTCGCCGTGGTAAGGGTAACGTAGTCATCTGTTCTTCAGATGTTGCTACTGCACTTGTTGCTGCTGGTATGCTTGACTACAGTCCTGCCCTGTCTACCAACCTTCAGGTTGATGACACTGGTAACACCTTTGCTGGTGTACTGAACGGTCGTACTAAAGTATACATCGATCCATATGCAACTGGCGACTACGTAACTGTAGGTTATAAGGGTACTAACCCATATGACGCTGGTGTTTTCTACTGCCCATACGTACCATTACAGATGGTTCGTGCGGTTGGTGAGGACGACTTCCAGCCACGCATCGGATTCAAGACTCGTTACGGAATGGCTTCAAACCCATACGTTGACGGATCTGACGGTCTGGCTGCTGTACGTACTAACCAGTACTACCGAATCTTCCGTGTGGACAACATCCTCACATAAGATAGGTATAAAAATAAGAGTATGGTCTAGGCGTCTAACCTTGAAACCATACCACCTTTTAGGGGACTCTTCGGAGTCCCTTTTTTTATTTGTGTAAATCAGGAGTAGAATATGACTATAGTTTTTTGGGCGATTGTTGTCTTTGGTACACTTAGTGCAACCAATGGTACTATTGAGTTGAACAAAATGTGTAAGAAAGAAGTAGAAGAAGGTGTTGCAGAGACAGTACGTGAATGCAAACAATATCACTTTGATACGAGAATTAAATCGGGGTGGTAACATCTGATTAGATGCCTAAGTGAGGTTTGGGCATCTAATTGAAGTCTTATAAATAACTGTACATGGAAGATGTTCTGCGTATCAAGTGGTACGCACTGCATATAAGTGGGTCAGGAAACCACCCTCGGAATTACAGGATAGGAGATTACTATGCGTATAATTGCAATTGCGTTCGCATTGGTTCTGTCTGCTTGTTCAACTGTCGATGCAACCATTGACGGTACTGGTGGTGTTATTAAAGGTGTCGGTTCAGATGTCTTTGGTGTATCCGCCGGTGTATTGGACGTAACATCTAACTTGATTAAAGATGTTGCTACCAAGACTGGCACAGATGCAACTGCACCAGAAGAGGACTAAAGTAAGATCGCCAAGGATGGCACCTATTCGTTTCTGTCATGTATCTCGTATAAGATCATCATACAAATAATAATAAGTACCACCGCAAGGAGATCCATCTTATCAATCTTGTGGGGTTAGAGGAAAGATTTTAGCGATCACACGTCCAACTTCGATTGCGAGGTCTATGTGTTCTAACTGTGTACCGTTCGCACTACGTAACTCAATGTAGTGTATCCACGACCGTAACGTTCCATTCACATATAACCTAGACACAGTATTACCCTCTGGTAGAACAACACGTGCCTGTTCCTTTGCAATACCATTATCGATTGCCCAGTTGTAAACCTCTTTGGACTGGTGAATGAGTTTCATCTGTTTCATTCTGAAGTCTTCGTTTATTCTACGTTGACCTTCATTGTCCTGATCAATAGGTATACTGTTCTGTCGGTTCTTCAGATCCTGAAACCTTGCCTCGCGAGGTACCATCTCTAAGTCTTTTAACGGATCCGCATAACGTTGACTGAACTCTTGGAAACTAAAACTACGATGACGCAACAACTGACGTGCGATATCTCGTGTGGTTTCTACTTCCAAACAGACACTGACCATCTCTAGAGGAGACCAGTGTTTGTGTTTCATGAGATACTTTACCAGTTTCTCGTTCGTCTCTTTGTTGTTCTGATTAGACGGGTTAGATACACGTGCACAATATGCCACTAGATCTAATGCAGACTCGTTAAGGTCTGGTGCTTGTGAATGACTTACCAATTTTACTTTCAACTTTCTTCCTCTATGATTTTAATGATCAGTTCTGCGGATTCTAACATCTTGGTATATATAAAGTTCTGTTCGAACCCTTCTGGTTTTATGTACAAGGACACCAACTGTTTCTCATCCGTGACATAGGACTTGTTCCTAGGACGATAACGTGTCATCGCATCCATACGATCAAGTATAGATGACCCTTCCTCAAAGTCACACCCCTCACAGAAGATGAAGTAGGAGAACCAAGGGTACGCCTCGTAGAGACAACGAAACTCTTCTATGTTCTTGTATGCACGTTCTATTGCGTTGCCCTGTGCCTGTTTCTTCTTACCTTCTGCAAGGAGTTTATCGTTGGTACCCTGTTTCTTTGCCTCGGAGGTGAGAATAGGATACCACGTTGACCCGTCAGAGTAAGTCTTCTTGACCCATATAGTACCACCGTCTGGATTGACAAAAGACTTACCGTTTGAGGGGACATAGTCTACTACACCGATTGACTCCGCAAACATCTGTTTGGAGTGTTTCTTCATGTGCATAAACTCAAGGTTGCGATGGTTATTCTTTAATGTTTTGAAAACACATTGAACTGCGGTGGCAACCATGTTCTCAGTCTTTGCACCCTCTTTGTAGGTAGTCTTACCACCCCCCGAGAGTCTCTGTATGTGACGTAAGTTATCAGATTGTGCCATTTTTAAAATCCTTGTTTTTTTAATAAAGACAAATACCTATACACACTTGCGCGAGAGACATCTAACTCTTCAGCAATTTCTATAGCACTCCTTCCCGATAACCGTAAGTCATGAACCTTTTTATCGTCTATTTTTCTTGGTCTGCCAAATCGGACTCCTTTTCTTTTTGCACTCTCTATTCCTAGTTTTTTTAGTTCAGACCAGTTATTAAACCTGTTAGGTTTAACACCATGAATCCATCCATGATGTTCTCCACAAACAGTCAGGAGGTTTGTATGATGATCGTAATCACCAGATATTGGTTTTAGTTCACTTTTCTTACAAACAATATGATGGTTATGAAGATTATCTTTTGTTCCGCATATAACACAGAAATCTGTAATCATAATATATCACCTAATTATATCAATGTCGTCTGCGTTGACGTTCCAAGTTTCTACGGTACGTCTCAACCGACCTTCAGACTTTAGTTTGTCGTAACGTTTGGTGGCGTTCTTCTTCCACCATGCAGTAACATTCTCAAGAGAGAACCTGTCGTAGTTTTCTTTCTTGATCAATGTATCTGTTTCGAGGTTTAGATACTGAGGTACATTATCATAACCATACGTGGACACGAAAGAACGTTTCCGTTCAGTCAGATCCTTTGCATTATCGTAGGTTTGACAGAACTTCTTATAGGCAACATCATCATGGACTTTGAGAGAGGCTTTGATGATCGATGCCATCTTGGTCTGTGTCTTGAGTTTGCGAGAGGATGCATCCACAGGAACCAAGGGTTCACCACCGTTCTTATCAATGAACCAAGCACTCAGTCTGCGGAAAGTGTAGTCATTG